GCCGACTATAGGGCCCGGGGATCCGCAGCCGCCGTTGGTGCCGATGGCCCGCTTTTCGCAGTTGGAAGCCACCTGCACAAGGCTTGGCTGTCCGGCGTGGCAGAGCGATTTCGCGAACAGTGCCTGCTCAAAGGCGGCGTTGGCAGTGATGATCTGCTTGACGGTAGGAAGGACGGGCGCTTTGAGATGGGCGGCTTTCATGGCGTCGGCCAGGAGCTGCTGCCCGCTGGCACCGTCCACCGCCACAGCGGCGAACTGGGCCTTGCTCAGAAAATCCAAAAGCCACCCACTGCCTGCCCGGGTGGGGCGGCAGTCGATGGCTTCCACGAAGATTTTGTTGTCGGCAGTCCGGACGGCGATGGAGAGCGCTGCACTGGCCCCGTCCGGGCTGAACTTGATGCCCGCATAAAGCCTGCCCTTCAGCTCGGGCAGGGCGGCGACCTTCAGCTCCTCCCATTCGGCTTTGCTGATGGCCGATTTCTGGTTATACCGCAGCCAGAGGCCGAGGCGCTGGATGTTGAAGTCAATGGGGTCGGAGCCGATCTCGTCGGTGATGCTGCGCTCGGTAAAGATGGTACCCAGACTGGGATTCGTCTCGTACCATGCAGCCACATCATGGGGGTCGGTCTGCTGCTCCACGCTCCATTCGGCCCAGCCGGTGTTCTGCGTTTCGCCCTGCAGGGCTGCGTTTCGCAGTTTAAGGAACACCGTGCCGGAGGAGACCGGCGTGGGCGGTGTGCCGCAGAAGAGTGTCTGCGGGTCGCGGCTGTCCGTGACCACATATTTGAGGGCGCTTTCCTGATCGTCGGTGTACTCCTGCGCCTCGTCGATGATGAGCAGGTCGAAGCCCTCGCCCAGACCGCCCTTGGAGGAACGGGTGCGGAACTCGATGCGGCCCTCACCGCTTTTCAGCCGGATGCTCTCCCGGCCAGAGGCACGAATGGATTTGTATTCTATCTTGGCCTTGTCCAGCAGGCTGCACAGGCGCTCCCACGCGGCATGACTGGTGGTCGTGCGGTGGGCTGTGTGCAGGATGTTCTCGCCCCGCTGGAGACCGTACAGCTCCCGCATGGCGGCGATCTCATTCTTGCCGTTGCGGCGGGGGACGCTGTAGCCGAATTTGGTATGTACCCACAGGCCGTCCTCGTTTTCGGCGAGGATGTCGTAGAGCAGGAGCTGCTGCCACTGTTGGGCGGTACGCCCGGTGGTGTTGTAGAGGTCGATGGCCTCCTGCCCGTGGGTCGTGGTGTAGGGCAGCACCACCGCCGCCGTGGGCGTCTGGCGGCCCAGCTTTTCCGGGACGGCCTTTTCTGACGCTCGGGACATGACGGCGGGGCCTCCTTTATGAGAATGAAAATGTAATATTGACGAAAAGACGAAAATGTGCTATATAATAGCTATGAGGTGCGCCTCCGCTATATGGTGGGGGCTCGACACCTCTATTTTTTTGCAGTGAATCGCTGAACAGTGAATAATTTCTCTTTGCAGATGACGAGGATGTCTACATCCTGCGTCGCACTGGCAGTCAATCTTTTCCGTAGGACATCTTTCAGCGTTTCCAGAGAAATCGTATTCTGCTCATAGTTCAGGATGATTCCGCCGGGATTCTCCTGGATCTGCTTCAAACCATGCCGAACAGCGCTGTTTGCGGACTTTTCTGTAGAAACCGTTTTCAAATCCCAGAGCTTGTCGTTCCAGATGTAGTCTGGAGTCATCGCTTTATAATTATTTGCTTCGTTCAACAGCACGATGTCGCCGCCCAAATGGGCGCGCAGCCATTGTGCTGTTTTTACTTCGTCTGCATGGCGGACCATATCGTAACCAGCATCGTATGAGATGGAACCGACTCCCGGAGCAGCCGCCCGCAGATATTCCGGGAGGACGTTCTGCAGAGAGGCCTCTTTCGGAAAGCGGACTTTAGTGACAAGTGGAGACTCCGCAAATTCTTTGCGAGCCTGAAGGGCTTCGGGATCCTCCGTCCACTTCTTATCCCACACATTCTGCCTGCGGCCATCGCCCGGGTCATACTCGACCTTGCAGCGGCAGCGCTCATGGCGGCGGTAGACGTCGGCAGGTACATGGGGATAGTCGTAGCTTCCGGCAAGCCTGCTGCACCATTCGCAGCAGCTCCCGGTGGTGTGCCGCACGACGCGGGGATGCAGACCGGCCCGGCCCTGAAACTGCACGTTGGCTTTCAGGGTATCGTCTACTGCCATCCGGGAGAAAGTCCGTACCGGCTCATCCAGCATGTAGGCCACATCCTCGTAGTGCTCGGCGGCGCAGACCTTGTTCAGGATGCCGTCGATGCGGTCCTCATCCACCGGGACGCGCTGGGCCAGCAGACGGAGACCGGCTGCCTCGTTGAGCTGCTGCTGTACGGCAGCAGCGGCGTCAGCCACCAGTGCATGGTCCTCCTCCAGCAGGGGGCGGAGGACGCGGTCGGCGATGTTCCAGTACATCCGTCCATCCGGAAGCGTGTCGGCGCTGAGATGGAGACGGAACGCCTCGGCCAGAGCGCCGCCGACAAGGTCGGCGTAGTCCAGAGCCGCAGGGTAAGTGGCCGCCGAAGGAGCAGTGTTCCTCAGCAGGCGGAGAAAGTCGGCCCGGATGCGCCCCAGCAGCGCGGGGGCAATATCCTGCTTGTCCATCTGCTCATTCCTCGGCCTGCACGCCGGTCAGGTCGCGCAGGTTCTCTTTTCCGAAATAGCCGGGGATGACAGCGTTGACCTTGCCCACGGCATCGCCGATACCGGAGAGGGTGGCGGCGTCCGGCTCAAAGACCGGCTCCCAGACGGGGCGGGTCAGATAGAGCTGGCGGCGCTGATAGGCAAAATCATCCCGCAGGCAGGCGGCGAGATAACCGGCATTGAGAAAGCCGCTGCCGAAGGTCCGCTGTGCCTTGCGGGCGGCCAGACGCAGCGTCTCGTGGCTGGACTTGATGGCCTCTGCGCTGGAGGGATTGTCGGTGACAAACCCCAGATCGTCCAGCGTCAGGCCGGTCTCTCCCGCGAACAGTGCCGCGAAGGTGCGCAGCTGCTCGGTATAGGGACTCATGCTTTGCTGAGTAAACTGCCCGACCACCGGATGGTCGCCCTCCTCGTCCTTGGAGATCTCCAGCAGAGAGGAAATGGTGGCTTTCCACTTGTCCATCGGGTCGGCGTCGCCGGAGGTCCCCAGAACGTACTTTTGCGGAAAAGAGTAGAACTCGGCGCTGATCTCGCTGCGCTTGAGAGTGCGCAGTGCGCCCTGCTGCAGACCCATGCAGGCCCGGGAGATGCGGCTGTGGCCAAAGGGCCGGGCAGCATCCGGGCGGTAGCAGATGGGTACCAGCAGCGGCGCGGGGGCAGGGTTGGTCACAAGGTAAGGCTTTTCGCCCTTGGGGTAGTACCAGGTGCTGCCAGCTGTGAAGTAGGCCTCCAGCGTGGGCGTGCCGTTGTCGGCGTTCCGCTCCAGAACGGCGTAGCCCTCGGTCAGCAGACCGGTCACATCGTCGATGATCCCGGTGGCGTTGCCGCCGTCCAGCACCGACATGCGGGGAAAGCCGTCTTCACCGGCGCAGATGTACAGGAACGAACAGCTCGAGATAAGGGCCGAAAGGACAGCGCTGTCGAAAAGGATGTCGGCATTGTTCTGGAGATAGATGCTGTTCAGGTCGAAGTTGTCCTGCCGGAACTCCCGGAAAATGAGCCGATCGGCCAGCGAATCCACAGCCTTGCCGCACCAGCCCAGCACCTCGCTGAAGGTGCGGAACTCGGGCGGTGTGACCATGCCGAAGTCCTTCACGGCATTCTTCATCTCATAGTATTTATAGCGGGTAAGCACCCGGCTGCGCTTCAGCTCCAGCTTGCGGCGGAGATAGGCCATGCCGCGGGTCTGGCTCATGGGGGATTCCTCCTTTTCGTGAGAAAATATTCCCAGTGACGGCTGGGGAGTCCGGCGAGGGCAGGGGGAGGGGGCCATCCCCCCTATCGGCTGCGGTAGGTCGTCCAGTCACGGGACAGGGGCAGAACGCGCGGCGAATCGACAGCCTGCTCCTGAGCCTTTCCGCTGCGGGCCACCAGCTTGTCGCTCTTGGCCCGGTTGCAGCAGAAATGCGCGAGCTGAAGGTTGTCGAGGTCGCTGGGGTGTCCGCCTTTGACGACGGGGATGATGTGGTCGATGCAGGGCGAGAGCGGATGCGGGAACTTATAGCTGAAATCGACCGGCTTGCCGCAGATGCCGCAAACGGTCTGCGTCGCATAGATCTTCTTTTTGTTCCGCTCAAAGGCCAGACGGTGTGTGCCGTCGTGGTCTGGCCGCTCGTTGCGGCGCGGTGTCCTGCCTGCCATTAGGATGCAGCCTCCTTTTGCTGACGTGCTGTGCGGTGGTCCTCGAAGCTTCGGCTTCCTTTGCCCCGCCGGGTCATGCCCGGAGGGGGGAGGTCTTTTTGAGGGAGGGGGTACTTTTGCAGACCCCGGGGGTATGAAAAAGCCGCCCGGTGTTTCCGAACGGCAGAAGAAAAAGGTGTCCACTGTGGACACCTCAAAACTATGATATGCGCCGCTGGGGCTTGAAGCGGACGGCGCAGATGACCCATTGAGCACAGGTAGCAAGAAACCTGTGCTGTGATTCCCGCCGATGGAAAACTCACAATGCGGATTTCTGATGCCCGCAGTATGATAATAGCATGGTTTTTTCGGACAATCCGGACAAATCGACCATTCTCGGACAATCTGGACATTTCGGACAAATCGACCATTTCCGGACAATCCGGACAAATCAGAAAATCTCGGACAAATCGGACATTTTGGATAAAATAAAAGCGGCTGACCCCGATTTGGAATCAGCCGTCTTATGCATCACGTCACATTCTGCTCGACCCACCGGTCAACCCTCCGCCGAATGGTATCGGCATCCAGATCGCAGCCGAACTCCATCAGTTCTACAGCTACCTCCTGCGGTTTCTTGCCCAGAATGCAGATGTCAGAGATAGCTGCCCGCAGCATGATGTCATCGCAGGTCTCTACGATGCGCTGGCCCTCGATATACAGGGCATCCAGCTCGGCATTGCGTGCCTTGAGCTTCTTTATCTCACTCTCCCGCCGGGCGTATACGCTGTCAGCTGTCCCACGCACAGTGGCATGACCGAGGATACAGGCATTTCCGTCACCGCAAGAGGATTTCACTACATCGGCCACAAGCTCAGGCCCCTCGGCCTGCTTCGCTTCCAGCTGCTGGATGCGGCGAGTTCTGGCTTTGATGTCAAAGGGGATTGCATGCAGCTGTCGAAATTCTCGCGGTGTCATCCTTTGCCCTCCTTGAGGTTATTTCAGTTCGAAGTATTTTACGAGCTCAGAGCTGATTTCAAATGCTCTAACCCAGCCAGTGGTAAAGAAGCTGTAATCTTGAAGGATAATGGCATAGCGGGTGTCATCGCACTTGTTTGCCTCTTCCCGTGTGATGTCTACTTGCTTCCATAGAGTGGCCCCGCCGGGGAGTTTCTGGTTGTAGTAGATCAACTTAAAGTTTGGCTCGTCAATCGCCAGGTACCACGCGGCTTTCCTGCTTAGCATCTTACCGGCCAGAGCGAGTAGCGTGTTGTGGCCGTGAGGCTTGCTCTCAGGAACTTTTAGGTTTTCCGCTGACGATCCATTGGCCTGAGCCATGATCTCCGGAGAGATGCCGCAGGCATCACAGGCTTCCACAAACCAGTGCCATGTAAAAATCACCTTTTGGGTACGGTCGGCGTTGCGAAGGACGAGGCCTATGGGAAGATAGTTGACGTATCCTCCGCCGGTAAGCGGGTGTCCACTGTGGACATTTTCGCAGCAGTCTAGAAGATTCTCTCCGGTGAATGCGGGAAGTGCTTGAATCCAGTCCTCACTGCAAATTTGCTCGGCATACTGATATGCCCAGTCCGGGATTTTGGTTGCCGTCTGGTGCCAGTCCACACAATCTTCAGACGTGGTCGCTGTGCTTTTCATCGGAGCTTTTGGAGGCAAAGCAGGCTTTTCCGAAACCGTTACCGGAGCTTTTGCTTTTTCCTCAGCCTGACGGCGCTTCTCGATGTTGTTTTGGGCGTTCCGATAGGCATCCATCAGAGAAATTTCGCCGTCATGGAGAAACTGCTTTGTCTCTTCATCACAGTTCTCGGAAATGGCATTCAGCCGGGCGGCCGCGCCGGTGCTGAGGCCAAGTATCCGGCAGACTTCGTCTCTTACCTTGCCCTCCAGATGGCCCTCTCTCTTTTTCCGGGTGAGAGTATCCTTCAGGGCTTCGTACTGTGCCAGCCGTTCGCCGTCGGTCAGGTCGCGGGCTGTGGCGTTGGCGGTAATGAGTGCGATCCTGTCGTCAACTTCGCCCTTGCTCTCCACGATGATGCAGGGCAGGGAAGAAAAGCGGGTATCGCCCTCCTTGGCCAGTTCCTCGCAGGCGGTCAGACGCCGCTCGCCGCCGATGAGCTTGTAACCGTTCGCCCACCGGATGACTTCCAGCGGCTGGCGTACGCCGTTCAGCCGGATGTCTTCCTTGAGCTTGTCGATGTCGCCCACGACATAAATTTTGTTATCTGGGTTTCGCATGATGTACTCGCGTGGCAGCATCTTCACCTGCATCGACCCCGCCGGGGTGGAAGTCTGAGGTTGAATGTTCAGGAGGTCACTTATCAAACCGGTGCTCATCGTTTATCCCTCCACCTTGGAGATTACCTTGCGGGACAGCTCCAAATACTGCTCAGTCGCCTTGCACTTGGGGCTGTAGTCGCACAGCGGCATCTTCATCACCGGCACCTGCTCGGCCTTGAGAGCGATGGGACCAAGCTCCATGACGTCCTCGGCAAAGCCCAGCATAGCCGCTGCGCACAAAAAGCTGGTATTCTCCTGCATCCGGTCAGGGTCGGAGGTGGGCAGGCTCAGCGGCCCGGCGTCCTTGCGGACATACTGGCCGGTAGCAGGGGAGAGCACCTCGATTTGGCATCTCCACCAACTTCCGGAGCGATAGTAGGTGTCCCCCCAGCCCAGTACGCCATAAACACTGTCCAGCATATGCCGGACATCGACCACCCGGGGAAGCACGACGACGCGCACGCCGTCGGCAGATGCCTCAATGCAGCGGGCCACGCACTCCTGCGGCTCGATTTGGCGGGGAGTAGGGCTGCTCACGGGAAAAGTGATGGGCGGAGGCAAAACGGTCCCAGAAGCCTTCTTTGCGCTTGTGGACGGTCCACGCCGACTGCTTGCGGGTTTAGTTGCGGCCATATCCTCATTCCTTTCAGTTTCGAATTTACGCTTCTGCGCTGGCAGCGGCTCTTGTTTACCCACCTGCCGCCATTGGTGTCGCTGTTTACCTCTCCTCCAGCAGTTTCTCGAGGTCCTTCAGAAAGTCCCGGCAGCACGCAGCCTTGACGGCGTCCGTGTCGGGCCAGTTCGAGGAATGGATAGGACCAGCTTTTTCACGGTGGAAAGCCTCCTCGGCCTGATATTTGCCAATGAGCTGGCACACCTTATCACGCATGGCTTCTTTCATGGTGGACCTCCCTAGTACGTTCCAAATTCCTGATCCAGCAGTGTATCCAGCCGGATGCGCTTGCCACGGCCATCACCGGCCCCGTTGTTGTTCCAGCCGTCAGGGTAGCGCCTGCAGACGTCGCGCTTGGGTACGCCCATATATCCAGATACCTGATCTACCGTGAGCCGGAGGCAGCCGGTCTTACTGAAGATGGCCTTGTAGGCCTCATGCCACGCTTCGTTTCTAGTCGTTTTTGCCATGTAACCACAACTCCTTCTGACGGCGTTCAAATTCTACCTGCTGGCCGTAGCTGCGTCCTGCAGCATCTGCACGGGTACAGACATCGTGGAGGCTATTGCCTTGCGGCAGGGCCTGCTTTTTCTTTTCCTCATACTGAGCCTTGAGCTTCTTGTTGTGCTCCTCGGCCTGTGTCTTGCGCACGGCGCTCAGGCATTCCGGGCAGTATTTGCGGCCCCGAGCTACGTTGGCCGAGCCGCAGAGGGCGCAGTGATGTTCTTTTGCGGGTGTGCTCATCAGTGTGCCGTCCTTTCCATCCGCCGGCGCTTTGCAGCGCGGATCCGGGCGTTGTCAGCCCGTTTGAACTTGTCCCACTCCACCAGTGCCAGAGGCAGGCCCGCCACGATGGGCGCGAAGACAAAGAGCAACGTCAGCGTCTCAATGCACTGGGCCTGCCACGGGTCGCAGCCGGTGAGCTGCAAGAGGTCGGAGAAAATAAACATTATGCCGTTCATAAGATGAGCGCACCTCCTAACTTATAAGCAAGAGCAAAGGCCAGCAGCAGGTATGCGGCCCAGCCCAGCAGCATTTCGCGGGTGGGATGCCGGGCGCAGAACATGACCAGCGCCACCATGCACCCGCCTGCGACAAATGACATAAAGCAGGCGAAAATAGAGCTTCTCGTCATAGCTGTCACCTCATCCCCAGCGCCCGCTCGATTGGCTCTCTGGGATTGTCGTTGTGGTATTTGCCGGTCATGTATTTCTGTACCTGACCGACGCCAAGCCCTGCCGCCTTGGCGAGCTGGCTGTAATTCCAGCCGCGAAGGGTCTTCTGTTTTACTGCCTCCGCTTTCCATTCGGGAGACCAGGATGTGGATTTCAAAGCTTTTACCTCCTTGTGGCAGGCTCCCTTCTGCGGTAAAATGAAACAGAAGGGAGGTGAAATCATGAATGAGTCTGAAAAAATGACTGCCCTGCGGATGCAACAGATTGCAAATTCGGTAGCTGCGTGCCTGCCAACGAATGAGCAAATGGCGGTTAGTATGCAGGCGGCGATAGCCCCGTTGCTGAAAGCTATGGATTTTGACAATCAGGCTGTAAACGAGTCAGCAAGGGCAGCTATTTTAGAATTGCAAAAAACTATGCTGAAAATGAAGCCGGAAACATGGGTTAAGGTCTCTGAAGTTTTTATTGAAGCTTTTCGCTCAGTTTCGTTAGACTATGAGATCCCTGTCAAAAAAGCAGAGGCGGTGGTTGAAGAAGTAAAGCCGTATCTTCCGCCGGAAGCAGCGGAAAGAGTCGAAGCTAAGATAAAAGAGGCTAAAACGTCAGACAATAAGATGTCTCGCGATGAGTGGCTTCAGATTGTTGCTATAATTGTTTCTGTTTTGTTGTCTTTTGCAGAATGGGCGGGTTCGCTTGAGCATGATCGGAAAGAAGAGGATTTTTGGGCTTCTACTGTTGAATATCAGCACGAAAGCCTTGAAATTCAAAGGAAAGAATTAGAATTAAAACAAGAAATTCTTGAATGCTTCCAGAATCTGCAAGGTAGTGCGGCTGGTGTCAGTGAGGGTTCCGAGTGTGTCGGAAATGACGCTCAGTGCATCACTGATTCGGTTGATCCTCAGGACGTTGTGAAGGACGGTGATACTTTGCAGGAGCAGGTAAACATTGAAGATTGACCTGCTCCGCTTGAGGCTCCGAATCTCGTTCTCCATCTCGGCCCAGCGTTCCGCTTCCGACGGTTCGCTGGGCTTTTTATCGTTCTCCATACGGTTTACCTCCTTGTGGCAGGCTTCCTTCTGCGGTAGAATAAGAGCAGAAAGGAGTGAGATCATGGATAGATTTTCAGGGGTGAATAGTGCCAGCCGCTTAAACCAAGTTGTGGATGAGTGGGCTAAACAGCAGCGCAAAGCAGAAGCTGTGGTGAGAGAACGGCAAAAGCGCAGTGAAGAGCTTGAAAATGCGCAAATGGGTTCGGCGGAAGATATTCGTAAAATGCTGGAAATGATGGAAGCAAATCAGAAAGAGCAAGCTGCTGAAATCCAAAAAAATCACAGGGTAACCGTTATTTCCATCGTGGTTGCTGTTGTATCCGCTGTTTTTGGCGCGGCGTCGTTTTTCGTTGCGCTTATAGCCCTGTTGCGCTGAGCCTTATCAGTGTCAGAATGAGTGCGGCGCTTTGGAAGAATGCTGCTGCACCTTGCAGGCAAAGCACAATAATCAGCATTTGATGTAATGTCCAGTCGGGCTTCCGGCTGGGCTTTTTCTTATCATCCATCTTGTTCACCTCACTTGTGCAAAATGTTTCTCAAATCAGGGTCAAAAACATTGCCAAGCACAGAGAAAGAGTGTAAAATGAAATTGCGGTTATCAAATTACATTTTTTCTACTTGGCAATGAGTCCGGCCCAAGCTGCAAGCAGACACAGCCAGGGCCTGAGTGTACCCTCGCAGAGGGTACTTTTGTCAAATAGGAGATCACGCAGGGGTCTACAAGCATTCCACCGCCAATAGGAGGCCTGTTTGATTCCGAGACGCCCCAAGCAGGGGAAGGTGACCAGCTGCTTGGGACAAATGTATTATAATCTAACTTTGACTAACTTGCAAGATGAAAGTAAGCCGAAGTTAGTTATTTGGCAATATCAACAAAAAGAAGGTGAAAATTTTGTTCTGGGATAACTTTGTTAGAGAATGCGAGAAGATTGAAAAGGCTCCAACCACAGTAGTTGAAGAGCTTGGGCTCAAGCGTCCGGCTGTGACAAGTTGGAAAAATGGGGCATTGCCGCAGGTCAAAAATAGAAAAAAGATAGCCGACTATTTTGGCATTACGGTCGATGAACTGATGGACACACAAAAAGAGCCCGCCGGGCAAGGCGGGCTTGGGTATGAGTGGCCGGAAGTAGAAGAAGCGTTCAAGAATGCATCTCCGGAAGCCAGGGCTGCGGCTAAAGCGGCGGCTTTGGCGGTGCTGGAGAGTGGGAAGAAGTAAACGGCATTTCGACAGCAAGATAAAATTGATTTGAGGAAGAGTAAGGGAGAACATCAAAATGGCTAAATGTACTCGATGTGGCAGAAAAGGCTTTTTTCTGAAGCTTACGAACGGCTTGTGTGATAACTGCGTATCGACTGTGCGGATGGAGCAGGAGCAGGCCGCGCTGAAGGCTCAGATGGAAGAAATCTCAGCTAAGCTGTCCGATCAGAAAGCCTTATTTGAGCGCATTTCAGCAGACGCCTATGCGGACGGCGTGGCAAAAGCTAAGGCGAAAAATGCAGAGCTTACGACTCAAAATCTCCAGATTGAAGAGAGGATACTTGCTGGAAAGAAAAATCTTGTGGAGCTTTCTGAAAAAGAGGAAAAGAGCCGCAAGAGTGCAGCAAATGCGGAACAGAAGGTGCGCCGTTGCAAAGAACTCATTAAAGCAATCCAGCACGCAAATGAAGCTTTTGGCACAGATGATCAGGAGGTCGGCGACCTTGAAAAGCTTCTGAATGAGGCCGATGGACTGATGAGTCCCACGGTAACACTTACGCTTCAATGCCTTGATATGAAGGATCTACGTAAGCGTTACAAAGAAAATGAGAAAAATATCCAAGCCACCTTTGAAAAATATAAAGACCGCTATACGACCAAAGCTAACATTACGATTTACCGCCTGATGGTCATTGCACTGTCCGCAGAGCTTCAGAATGTGCTGAACAATGTTGGCTTTGGCAAGTTGGATGATGCGCTGAATGATATTAAGACCATTACCAACAAGTACTACGTCATCGCGGCAGATGGCAATCAGAGCATTGCCCCGACAGTTAAGAAATTTATCGGTGAACTGGACTACTATTTCCAAGAGGCCGTGAAAATAGAGTATGAGTATTATGTTCAGAAGGAGCGCGCCAAGGAAGAACAGCGTGCCATTCGTGAGCAGATGCGGCAGGAAGCAGAGGAACGCCGCGAGCTGGAACGCCAGCAGAAGCAGATCGAAAAGGAAGAAAGCAAGTTCCACGACCAGATCAGCCAGTTGTCTCAGCAGATGGCTGATTCTGTGGACGACGAAAAGACAGCACTGTTGAAGGCTCGTATCGAGGAGCTGCAAAAGCAACTGGCCGCAGTGGCAGAGCAGAAGGATAAAATCGTTGAGCTGCAAAACGGCAAGGCTGGCAATGTTTATGTTATCAGTAATATCGGCTCGTTCGGTGAGGGCGTGTTCAAAATCGGTATGACCCGCCGTCTGGAACCGATGGACCGCGTGAACGAGCTGGGCAGCGCCAGTGTGCCGTTCCCGTTCGATGTTCATTCGATGATTTTCTCTGATGACGCTGTGAGCCTCGAAACGAAGCTGCACCACATCCTGAATGACCAGCGCGTGAACAAGGTCAACCTGCGCAAGGAGTTCTTCCGCGTTTCGCTGGACGACCTTGAGAAGCTGGTCGGTGAAATTGCACCCACGGCAGACTTCAAGCGTACCGTTCTGGCCGAACAGTATCGGCAGAGCCTGTCTATCTCCCATGTGGCAGAGAATCCGGATGCGAGCGAAGAGGAGGACGATGAAGAAGAGGATGAGGTGTAATAAAGGACAGAGCTTTTGATATGTGAAATTTGAGAAACATCTTGCAAATATCACATATAAGTGATATAATTTCAAAAAAGACAAGGAAGTGATTTTTCTGAATGACCAGCAGGCCCAAATTGAGATTTGGAAACTCTTGATGGAGTATGCCAATATGTTGGAAGTGGATTCTGGCTTGATTGAGGATCTTCTGGAACTGCTCTCATCAAGTGGAGTTGAAAAGCGCTTTCTGAAAAGGCTAGAAAAATATTTGCAACAACTAAGAGAAGATGGAGAAAAAGCCATCGGGAAAAAAGGAGACCCGATGGAACATTTAGGAGGGTCAAGTTCTTTGTGTTCGATGCGTTTTCCGCTCGGTGTATCGAATATTAGAATTTTATTTGCCTATCGAAATAATAAAGTATACCTGCTTTGTGCATTTTATGAGCGTCAAGGACATAAAAATACAGAATATGATGCACATATCCCGGTGGCTCAAAAGCGCTTAGCAGAAATATTAGGGGAGAAATAATTATGAAAGCTACATTGATGGATTTGGTGGAAGCTTTGACAAAAGATATGTCTGTGGTAGATATGGCTCAGACAGCTCTTCACATTGAAATCAGCCGAACGATCCGCAATGCACGCAAACAAAAAGGTCTTTCTCAAAAAGACCTTGCTGAAAAAATGGGCGTGAAACAGAGTCTGGTCTCCCGTTGGGAGAGCAGCGAGTGTAACTATACCATCGACACTCTGGTTGAGATCGCGGATGCTCTTGGACTGTCGGTGCGATGCCCGCTGACGTTCAACGAAGCGGAAGTGCCTACGATACCTGTGGAAGAGCGTCCCGCCGGGCGTAAAGTGGAATTTCCTGCTGTGTCGTTTTCGGATTCCGCAAGACCTAATTTCAAAGTGGCGGGCAGACCGGTTTCTGAATCGAATTACGAAGGGAGTGTTGCCTGATGGGTGCAGCTCAGCACAATGCAGATATTCAGTATAAAGAAAGCTTTATTACGGAGTGCTCCATTACCAACAATGTGATAGACACTGGAAAAAACGCAGTGCTGAACCATGAGGTGGAAGTATTGGTCAGCGACCAAGTTCCGAGTGACTCTCCGGACGAAAAGGCTGCCTATGTCAGGCTGATACTTGATGGAGACTATTCGACGAAGGGAGAACCGAAAGCCAGCTGTAAATACCACATGGTAATACAGGGGCTATTTTCAGTTGAAAAGGATATGCCTGATGTGGAATTTAACCGGAAGCTTTGGTTCAACGGTTCAACGATACTCTACGGCATCGCCCGTGCAAAAATGGAAGTCATCTCGACGATGGTTTTGAATAACGGCAAAATCTCTCTGCCGCTGCTGAATATGTACGAACTGCTGAAAGAGCGTTTTGAAGGAAACGAGAAAAAGGACAAATAAGACAAGACCCCCGATGTAAGTTGATGCATCGGGGGTCTTGCTATAATCTGGTCAGGAGGATGGTGGGCAGCCATCCTGATTTTCGGACGGTTCCAAAAGGATGCGCATTATGGTGTCCCACAGTTCTGGGTGCTCTTTCAGGCAGGCAAGAAATTCGTCGTCCGTCACAATAACACTTCCTTTTGTTGTAAACTTTAGCTTGATTTTACAACTGCGATGTGCTAAAATCAATACCAGAGAAAGAAATTTCTCAAGATTGTGAAAAACGACAAAATCTCGTTTTCAGGTCTGTGCATTACAGAGATTCTGGCAGGGTAAGTGTCCACAGTGGACACTTTTGCCCCGCCGGGTAGGCTTCTGGAGGCGTAAAGGGTATGAGGGCAGTTAAAAGGAAGGGAAATCGTTCGGACGGATGCTGTCAGTGTAAGCGAAAAATGCCGGATGGCAAGTATAAGGTCTTTTATGGCTCGACCTTCACGGAAGCAGAGAACAAATACCGTGATACTTTGCAGAGCTGGGAAGAAACGCATAAAAAGAAGCCTCGCGCCAGCGCAGTGACCTACAAGGAGGCTGCGGAGGCGTATGAGGCTTATATCACATCGCCCAGCAAACCGGTCAAGCGCGGCACCGTGGCGTCTTACCGTAAGCATCTGAACCCGACGAAAATATTCTTTGGCGATGAGCTGATGGAGGACATCGATGCGCAGCGAGTTCGTGACTATTTGGATCATCTGAGCGCAGAAGGAAAAGCCAAAAAGACCGCTCTGAATGCAAGGTCGGTGATAAGCTGCGTGTTTTCCTACTGGTGCAACTATATGCACGGTACAGGAAACCCGGTGAGGACGGCAGCGCTTCCGAAGAAAATGCCAGTAACAGAGCGAAAGGAGCCGACCAGAGAACAACAGGAGCTGATAGAGGCACACCCAGAAGGCTGCGGCTTCTGGGCGGCACTATTTGAATACACGGGAATGCGGATCGGTGAGGCCAACGGCCTGCGGTGGCGCGATGTGGATTTTGAAAAGGGAAGGATATACCCTTCACAGGCTATGCCGTGGGAACGCAACCAGCCATACGAAGAAGAGCTGAAAACGGAAAAAGCTTATAGAGCGATTCCAATCCTTGCGAGGCTGCGTCCGCTGCTGGAAAAAGAGGCGGCTCGGCATGACCCAGACGATTATGTGATGTCTGGAACGAAGAAGCCGCTGACCTCATCACAATATGAGTGGCGGTGGGCGATGTACTGCCGTCCGCTGGGGTTGAGCGTCAAGCAGGAAAAACGAATGAAGAAAAAGGGACATCCGGACGAGTACAGAGTCTATTACAAGTGGAAGGCGCTGGTCACGGCGCACCAGTTCCGGCACCTTTATGCGTCAAATCTTTTCTATGCAGGTGTGCCGGATAAGGTGGCGCAGAAACTGATGGGACACGCCGACATTATGACCACGAGAAGAATCTATCAGCAGCTTCGTGAGGAAGAGGATTTGAAGTACACGGCGCTTCTCGATAAATATTTGGAAGAAAAAGAGCAAAGTAGTGGTTGAGTAGTAATTTCGAAAAAATCAACGTAGAATCAGGCGAGATTAGGGGGTTCAAATCCCCTCCCTCGCACCATGACGAATGTTCTTACAGCATTTAGCTGTTAAAGAGCATTCGTCATTTTTTATTTGCTAAATAGCGACATCACAGGGGGCGTAGTTCACAACTACGCCTTTTCTTGTATTTACCGACACATCGGGTGTCGGTAAAGGAAGTGCGCTTGGAATCTCGATGGTGCCCACGCAGTTGTAGTGAATACGGAGCCGCTGCTCCCATACACCGTTGACCTTTTCTGCATTGAACACTTCGATTTTTTCCACCAGTTCATTCAGCATCCGGGGTGTCAGCTTTTTTGCTCTGGTGTACTTGCGAACCAGACTGATGAACATATCCGTTGTCATGGTGCGGCTGCTCTGCTTTTCGATTTCGGAGCGGAGCTGTTTGATTTTCTCGGTCAGCTCCTTTTGCTCGTCCTCATATCTCCGGGACATTCTGGAAAAGCGTTCGTCAGAGATTTTGCCGGAAACATTGTCCTCATAGATGCGCTCAAAGAGGCCGTCCAGTTCTTCATCACGGGCAAGGAGTGCTTTCAACTCTTTCTCTTTCAGCTTGCGGTCGGCTTCGTCCGCCTGCTGGGAGTGCCCGATAACAGCCTTCAAAAAGTCGTCCTCATAGAGGCTGGCAAACTTGGTCAGCCGCCGAATCTCGCCCAGCACCACTTCTTCCAGAAAGTCTACCCTGATGTAGTGGGTGGATTGGCAGGTGCCACGGTTGCCCTTGTAGTTGGAGCAGTTGAAATACTTGATTTCCGGGTTGCCCTGATTGAAGTGGAAGTGCAGATTGCAGCCGCAGTCTGCGCAGACAAGCAGGCCGGAGAACATATTGTGTTCTCCGTTGCTGGTACGGCGTTTGCGCATCTTTCCACGCTTCTGCTGTACCTGCTCAAACACGGCACGTTCAATAATGGGTTCGTGAACATTTTGGAACACTACCCAATTTTCCGGGTCGTTATGAATCCGCTTCTTATTCTTGTAGGACTTGGAGTAGGTTTTGAAGTTCAGAACATCACCACAATACTCCTGCTGGTACAGAAGATGGGTAATCGTGGAGCCATTCCACTTGGTGGCGGGGCGCGTCTTGGTCTTTCCGGGACGGCCGATGCCTTTCTGAATCCAGTAGGCCTGCGGCGTCAGGATGCCTTCCTTTTCAAACTGGGTGGCAATCTGTTCCGTGCCAAAGCCCTCCAACGTCATATCAAAAATGCGCCGGACAACTTGTGCAGCTTCTTCATCAATGACCCAATGCTTGGGATTGTTCGGGTCCTTGATATATCCATAGGGAGGAAGTCCCATCGGTTCGCCGGAGTTGCCTTTGATTTTATTACTGATACGGCGTTTCTTGCTGATGTCACGGGCATACCACTCATTGAACAGGTTTCGGATGGGTGCCAGTTCGTTTTCTCCCTCGGCCGTGTCGATGTTGTCCGAAACGGCAACAAGTCGGATGTCATGGTCTGGGAAAAATTCTTCTGTCAGCCGCCCGACCTCGATATAGTTTCGGCCCAGACGGGAAAGGTCTTTGACGAACACAGCAGAGGCTTTTCCTTGTTCAAGCTGCTGCATCATTTCAACGAAACCGGGACGGTTCATGGTCACGCCGGAAATGCCATCATCCAGAAAGTGAACCAGATTGGTATAGCCTTTTTCCTTTGCAACTTTGGTGAGCAGTTTCTTTTGGTTGCCGATGCTGTAACTCTCGCCCTCCAAATTATCATCACGGGAAAGACGCTCATAGAGAAAAGCGGTTGCTTCACGGGATTTCTTGTTACTCGACTGTTTCATACTCGCTCCTTTCTTGGGACAGTCGAATAGCAAATTCACTTGTACACCTATATTATAACACAATCCGCTTTCTCTGTCCGCTGCCTCCCGAAAGGTCATTATAATTTTTCGCTTTCGGATTTCATCAGCCGGAGAAGAACTTCTCCTAAGGTCTGGGAGCTTTCTTCTTTGAACACCGGCTCAACGATAAAGGAGCGATTGCCAATACGATAAGTCGAATCCAGAGTAAGCATCTCTGGATTTTTTGTTTTTTCAGGGTTTGTCTTTTTCGCTTGCATCGTAAAAATCCCCTTTCTTAAAAATCAAAAAATGAGCCAACGGATG